GATTATCGATTATTGGTTTAGTGATACCGATAAGGATAAGATGCTAGTTCAAAAAATGGATGAAGAAGATGGAGTATCTTTATCTAATACAGCTGATATGAAGGAATCAGAATCAAAAGAATATTCACCAATTGTACCCGATTCATTTCAAACTGCAATAAATGAAATAAAATCACAGCCTACAATAAATGATACTTTTGAACAAGTTCCTGCAACTCCAACACAACCAAGAACGGGTGTTGAAGTGGATGAAGATGGTGATGGTACTATGGATGGTATTGATTTTGATGGTGATGGTAAAATAGATGTGTATTTTGCACACAGACAATGTGAACACGTTTGGGGTGATTCTGATAATGATGGTGATTTAGAATGTTTAAAATGCGGTAAAATAAAAGATGCCGAATAATTTAGATGATATTAGATATGGTAATCCAGCCAAAGATCATGTTTTAAAAGTTAAAATTGACACAGCTGGGTTACTTAAAAAAGCAAATGATTTGGGGATTATCAAAGATGTTTTAGATAATCACCCATTTCCTGCTAATTCATCTGAAGAAACTAAAAAAGAATTACAATATTTAGTTTCGGTTACACAAAACTTATCTAATAGTCAAAAAAGGTTTTGTGAGTTAATCGAAAATCATCATTATGATTTATTTGTAATTGTTGCAAAAAAATTAGGAATTGATGTAACAAAAAATCAAATTTTGAAATGGGTTGGAGATGTTGATCCTATTACTTTTTATTTAAAAGATAAATTTAACAGACCAAGACCATATCAATTAGCTAAAGAAATGGGATTAAATCTTTACCCAGTAATAAGAACTGATGCAAACTCAGCAGCATATCCATCGGGTCATACTATGGATTTTTTAGTTATACTTTATCATTTTGGAAAACTCAAACCAAAATCAATAAAAATTCTCAATAATTTTTATCAAAAAATAAAAAATGTTAGAGAGTTAAGTGGAGTTCATTATCCTTCCGATAGAAAATTATCTGAATATATTTTTAAACAATTAGCAAAGAACAAACTTCTAAAATGAAACAAATAATAAATGAGTGCATAATTGTACATAAAAAATTAGGTGATACAACTATTATGGCTAAAAACCGAGATAGAATGTATAAACCAGAGTTAGAAGTTATACATGAATTAATAAATGGAGTTGAAGTTGCATATCTTCACGATGTAATTACAGATTGGAGTGAAGGTATGAATGAGTTTGGAATTGGAGTAGTAAATACCGCATTAATGGTTGGGTTTGATGAAAAAGAAAAGCAATTAGTTAAAAAGACTGGTAAGAAATCAAAAGATGGTATTAAGATAAGGGAATCATTAGGTCAAAAAACTTTAAAAGATACAATAAGAACAGCTACAAAATTTATGGGTGGTATTAAAGGTCATACTTTTGTATCTACCGAAGATAAATTTATATCAATAGAAACTACATCAAAACACAATCCAAAATTTACTATACATGATAATGAAAAACCAGTAGTTAGAACTAATCATGGTCATGATCATTGGGATGCAGGATATACTGAAGGACCTGATTATTTATCATCAAAAGTAAGAAAATCATCAGCGGAAAAGATTATAAATAAAACAAATAATCCTACAAACATTTTAACAAATATGAGAAAAGACTTATTTGATACGGAATCTAATTTGAATATGAGTAGGAAAACTGATAAAATGTTTACATCATCACAACTTCTTCTTAACTTATCAGATTTAGTATTAGAATTAAATTATTATTCTGATAAGGTTGAAAAGTTTCATGGTATTAAAAATAATTTACCAAAAGGATATGAACCAAAAATTAAAATAGAGGTGAAAAAAGTATAATGACAAATAGAGAAAGAGCAAAAAAGAATAGAAAAAAAATACAAAAACAAACTATTAAATCCCAACAAAAGAAGGGTATTTATAAAAAGAAAACATAACAAAATTCCTCACTTCGGTGAGGTTTTTTCGTTTAGTATATTTATATACAATATAATATGTTAAAATTATGAGCACTGATTTTGAATTGTTTCCAGGTAAAAACCTATCTGGACTGTTTAAGGATATTTACGATAACCAACAAAATAAAAAACAAAGAATTTCTGAATTAATAGCAGAAATGAAAAAGGTTATTAAACACGCTGGGGATGTTGCAAGTATCGGCCCAATTATAAAAGATTTGGTTGATGTATCAGTTAGAAATGACGAGTCACTTATAAAAATGGCAGCTATAGCACAAAGAATTATAGGAGCTGAACATAAAAGTGAAGGTCAGGCGGGATTTCTTTCAGATTTTGAAAAAGAACAACTTTTAAAAGATTTAGAAAATACCGCAAAAGAAGTTGTAAATGAACAAGAACAAAAAGTTGATGAATTAACTTTTGAAATTGAAGATATTAAAAAAAGAATAAAATAACAATGTCAGAAAGATTACAAAAATCAATAATAGCTTCTAATTCAAATAAACAATCACCAACAAGAGTAACACAAACAGGTGTTGTTGTTGATATTATATTGGATGAAACACACCCAAGATTAAAACAAAAAAATGATAAACAAACTTTTTATACCGAAAAAGATTTGTTTTATATTGGAGGTGTTGTAATTAGACCTTTTTCTGATAAAACATCACCAAATGAGAGATTATCAGTATATAGACCATTAAATCAACATGATATAGATTTACCTGTAATAGGTGAAACTGTTGAATTAGTAGAAGTTGCAGGAGTAACGTATTATAAAAGAATATTTGGTAATTCTTTAAATAAAGGTAAGGCTGCTGAAAAAAGAGCAGATTTAATATATCCCGATAAAGAAAAAACAAATGATGTTTCAAATTATAATGCAGCGGTATTTACTGGAACACCATTAGGAAATAATACATCATCCGAAACAAATGATACTTCTAAATTTGGTAAATATTTTACTCATAATCCAGTAAATCGTTTAAAATTATATGAAGGTGATAAAATTATACAATCTAGATTTGGGCAATCTATAAGGTTTAGTGCATATAATAATGCAAACAATGTTTATTCACCAACTATAATATTGAGAAATAAACAAAATCCCGAAAGTTTTTCCAGTTTAAAAGAGGGGGATTTAACTGAAGAAGAAATAAACAAAGATGGTTCAGTTATTGTTTTATCAAGTGGAGATTATCAAATACCATTTGTTGCAACAACATCCATAAGCCCGAATAAATTTTCAAGTTATCCAAATCCACTTAAAGGTGATGATCATTTATTAATTAATAGTGGTAAAATAATCATATCTTCTAAAACTGGAGAAATGGTATTTCATTCTAAAGGAAACTATGGATTTATATCAGATGGTAAGTTTTCAATTGATGGAGGACAAGGAGCGGATTTAGATTTTGGTGATGATGTAAATATTACAACTGATAGAAATGGTTCTAATTTTTCAGTATTGACCGGAGATGGAAAAATATTTCTAAATACAAATTCAAATGGAAAATCTCCAAATACAGATAAATCATCAGAACCATTAGTAAGAGGAAATACTTTAAAAGAATTATTGGAAACTCTTATAGATTTGATAAAAGAGCAGGTTTTTAAAACACCATCTGGTCCTACCGCAATAGGTCCAGAAAATAAACCAGATTTTGATCAATTAAAAAGTAGATTAACTGAAATGTTGTCTACTCAAAACTTTACTGAATAATGTCTTTAGAAGTTTTTAAACAAAATATGCTTGCGTACATGCGTAATCAAAGAGGTATAGCATCTTATGAAGATTTTGCCAAAAAATTAACGCTGGAATATGATGCTGCTTGTAAAAGGGGATTTGATACGGTAAATGGAATTGTTGTTTCTAAAGGAAACACCGAATTAATGGAAACAATATTAAAAGGTGTTCTTTCAAACGCATTACAACAATCATCAGGAGAACATCCAATAATTACAAATTTAGGTAAAGCTTTTGTTGGATATTGGACAGGAGCACAAATGAGTCTTTCCCCTCCCCCAATTATTCCATCACCTGGAGCAGTATTAAATATTACACAAGTTTCAAATACAATAACAGATCCAGGAATATGGCAACCAACTGATAAATTACAATTACCTCCAACTTCTAAAGAAATAGCACAACCAAAAGTTAATATCTATGATAAACTTGATTGGAGTAAAATACCTTTAGATAAAAATAGTGAAGAAGTTCAAGCTATTATTAATCCTGACATTAATAAAATTAATCAACAAATTGCATCTAGTGGAGCAACCGATGATTTGGGAAGAACTGCAGCAACTCAATTAAACAATGTTGTTGCAGAAATTATTGATAAGGCTCTATATGAGCAAGGTGTTGTGGAACTTACAGGAACGGATGATAATTTAAAAAGTGGTTATAAAAATTTAGATGAACTTTTAAAAATTGCAGGAAGTTGGGCTCCAAAACTTGGAAAAAATCCAAAAGTAAGATACGAAAATTTAAAATCAGGTTATATTAAAGGTGTACATGGTTTATGCCCACAAGGTACTCAAGCGGTTGTTGTTGCTCTAACTGGCGTTTCTGGTTTAGGAAGAATTAGTGGAAATGCGGATTGGTTTTCTTTTAAAAATCCAAGTACTGGTGGTGGTAGAAGTTCATTTGCAAATAGTATAGGTGGTAAAGTTTATTACAACGATAAAGTTAAAATATCTTCATCTTATTTAGATAATAAATCACAATGGCAAGTTGGAGATATTGTTGTTATGGGATACACAAATAATAAACCATACGGACACATACAAGTTTGGACGGGTTGGAATTGGGTAAGTGATTTTACCCAAAGGGCTATTCAAAAAAATAATGTGGATTTTAGCACAGTTGCGTTGTGGAGATTAAATGAAAATGGTAAACAGGCGGTTCAATCTCAAAAAACAAAAGCATAGAAAAAATGGCAAAACCAACTGATAATAGTGAATTTTTTTTAGACCAATTGATTGGATCAATTCAAAGTCATTTACCAACAATAAAAGGCATTTATATAACAACTTCATTATATCCTGGACTTATTCCAGGTCCTGGTATTGTTTTTTGGAATGGATATAGTATTCCACCTGCAAAAGCCGGAGCACCTAAAACTGAAGAACCAGTACAAGAAGTATCTGAAGAAAGTTTTAAAGAATCAACAACTTTAACACCTGAAGAAACAGCAGCCGCAGATTTTGCAACCGATGCAGGATATAATGGAAGTGAGGCATTAGCTATTGGACAAACAGTTGGAAAACAAATTAAAGAAGGAAAAGTTTCAATTTCAAATTTATCATCTGTAATTCCTAAAAAAAATAGAAATGCTTCTGAAATGGCTGAACCAGAACCTACATCTACGGAAAAGATTACGGATTGTGGAAGTATAAATTTACCCACTCCAAACGCACTTTTAGTTGAAGCTATGAAAAAATTTGGTATTGATACTCCTATAAGAAGAGCTCATTTTCTTGCTCAATGTGCCCACGAAAGTGGCGGGTTTAAATGGGTAAGAGAATTTGCTAGTGGCACTGCGTATGAAGGTAGGTCTGATTTGGGTAATACCCAAAAAGGTGATGGTGTAAAATATAAAGGCAGAGGATATATACAATTAACTGGAAGAGCTAACTATACAAAATTCAGAGGAAGTGTTAAAGATGATATTGTAGCTAATCCAATTTTAGTAGAACAAACTTATGTTGCTCAAAGTGCAGCTTGGTTTTGGAAAACAAGAAATTTTAATGAATTCGCAAATGATGATTCGGTTGATACTCTAAAAAGAGTTACAAAAAGAGTTAATGGTGGATATAATGGATATGAAGAAAGAAAAAAGTATTTTTGTGGATATTGGAAAAAACTTAAAGAGAATCCAAATCTATATACTTAATTTTTTTAAACCCCATAATTTAGTGGGGTTTTTTATTATAATACAAAATCCATCAATTCTATATTTATATTGGAATAAAGTATAATTTTATTATGGATACAAAAAAATTAGCAAAATTAATTAAAATGATTGTTGAGCAAGAGGTAAAAAAACAATTGCCACAATTAATTAAAGAAGAAATTGCAAAATCACAAAAAGTTTCTTTAAGAGAATCTAACTCAAAAAATATAGAAATCGAGGAGGATCCATTTGAATTGGCGGAAAGGGCGTTACAAAAAAGTAGAATTGTTGAACAAAAAAATCAAAAACAATTTACAAAGAATCCAACAATAAATGCGATTCTCAATGAAACTAAACCTTTTTCATCGGCTGAAAGACAGGGAACTGCTGGATTTGGTACAACTTCTATTTTAGATAGACTTCAACCACAACAACCATTAAATGAGGGATATTCAAATACACATATTCCAAATTTTATGGATGCTGAACCTGACATTGATGGAACTATTGATGTATCAAGATCAACCGCACAATTAGGATTAGAATCGATGAGGTCTCAAATGGCAGCTAAAATGGGTTATGGTGATATGACATCACAAAATTCTAAAAAAGGTGGACTTGGTGTTACAACTGGTTTAGCTGGATTGGATAGGATATTAAATAGAGATAACTCCGAATTAGTAAAAAAATTTAAAAGATAATGAATATACCTATTGAAGTTGCATTAGTTTTTGGAATTGCTTGTTGTTTATTGGGGCATCAATTAGGTAGTTATTTGAAAAATTTAAAAAAAGGTAAGTGTGGTTGTAATAAATGCGGAGGTAAATAAAAATGGCGTATGTATTAGATAGAAAAGTTGTAAAAGATACCAAAGAGTTTAATGATTATGCTTATGGTATTACTTTACCAGTTCAAAGAGGAAATACAGGATATTTTAATCAAGCTTTTTCATCATTTGAGCAGGCAAAATCAAACTTAAAAAATCTTTTACTTACAAGAAAAGGAGAAAGAGTAATGCAACCTAATTTTGGTACTGGATTGCATGAACTTCTTTTCGAACAATTAGATGACACTTTTGAAACAAAATTAGAAGATACAATAACTAAAAATGTAAACTATTGGTTACCTTATATCAACATAAAACAAATCGATATTGAGATGACAGACCAAATGAAAGATAGAAATACGGCAAATATGAAAATTGAATTTACCGTTGGAAACCAAATAGAATTACAACAAATAACATTTACAGTACAGGGGTAATTAAATGGCATTAAATAGTATAACAAAAAAAAGTAATCAGGGTAGGGATATTAAATATCTTAACAAAGATTTTGCATCTTTTAGGCAAAATCTTATAGATTATGCAAAAACTTATTTCCCAAAAACATATTCTGATTTTAATGAATCATCTCCTGGTATGATGTTCATTGAAATGGCATCATATATAGGTGATGTTTTATCATATTATGTAGATGATTCTTTAAAAGAATCATTAATGTTATATGCAGAAGATAAAGAAAATGTTATTGCACTTTCAAACTATTTAGGATATAAACCAAAAGTTACATCACCTGCAGTAACTACATTATCAGTTTATCAGTTAGTTCCATCTAAATTAAATTCAATTGGTGCAAGTGGTGATGATAGATTTGAACCAGATTCATCATATTATCTTCGTATAAAAGAAGGTATGTTGGTTTCTGGACAAAAAGGAGTTACTTTTAGAACTACCGAAATGTTAGACTTCAATGTTGAAGACGATAGAGAAATTTCTGTATATCAAAGAGACACAAACGGCCCCACTCTTTATTTAGTTAAAAAATATGTAAACGCAATTTCTGCTGTTGTGAAAACTCAACAAGTTAATTTTGGTTCTCCTGATGCTTTTTCTAAAATAAATCTTGCAGATACAAATGTAATAGATATTTATGATGTAAGAGATTCCAACGGTAATAAATGGTACGAAGTTCCATATCTTGCTCAAGAAATGGTTTTCATAGATTATCCTAATTCTGAACAAACTGATAAAGATTTAGTTCAATTTAAAGATAGTGTACCAAATATATTAAAATTAATAAAAACATCGAGAAGATTTGTTAAACAAATAAATCCAGACAATACAACATCAATTATATTTGGTGGAGGTACTTCTACATCCGATGAAACTTTAATTCCAAATTTTAAAAATGTTGGATTGGGATTAAATTCATCTATTAATAGATTGGGTTCTTCATTTGATCCTGCAAATTTCTTAAAAACACAAACATACGGACAATCACCATCTAACACTCAAATTACAGTTTCATATTTGGTAGGTGGTGGAATTCAATCGAATGTTCCTTCATCAGATTTAATAAAAATAGACAGAATTGAATTTGAAGAAGATATAATAACTTTTTCAAATGAAGAATTAAGATTATATAACTCTATGAAGTCTTCCGTAGCAGTTGAAAATGAAATACCAGCAACAGGTGGTAGAGGTGCGGAAACAATAGAAGAAATAAGAGAAAACTCTTTAGCAAATTTTGGTTCTCAAAATCGTGCAGTTACCCGTAAGGATTATCAGGTAAGAGCGTTATCACTACCAGCAAAATATGGTGGCATTGCTAAAGCCTATTGTGCACCAGATGGAGAATTGGATAATAACTCTCCTTCATCAATTCTTGCAAATCCTGATTCTTTAGAAGAATTTACAGGATTAGTAACTGATTTAAAAAATAAAAATTTAACTGAACAACAAATAAAAGATGAAGTTCAAAAATTTTTAGTAGGAAAGAAAAATAACTTGCAAGAAAAAAATAATCCATTTGCAATTAATTTGTATGTTTTAGGATACGATTCAAATAAAAATTTATCTTCACTTAATAGAGCTGTAAAAGAGAATTTAAAAACTTATTTAAATGAGTATCGTTTATTAACAGATGGTGTAAATCTTTTAGATGGATTTATTATTAACATTGGAGTAGATTTTGAAATAAGAGTATATGGGGGTTATAATAAAAGAGAAGTATTAACGAGATGTATCAATGAGTTAAAAGAATATTTTAATATTGATAATTGGACATTTAATATGGCAATTAATATTTCAGAAGTGGAATTGTTAATAGCTGGAGTAGAGGGTGTTCAATCTGTACCTAAATGTGAAATTGTAAATAAATGTTTGGGAAGTTATTCGAAACATTCATATAATATTCAGGCAGCTACAAAAGGAAAAATGGTATATCCTTCATTAGATCCTTCGGTGTTTGAGGTTAAGTTTCCAAATAGAGATATAAAGGGGAGGGCTGTATAATGTATCAGTTTTTTACAGCATCAAAGGATGCAACAATTTATTTACAACAACCAAATCAAAATACTGGTTTGGATGAAATATTAGAAGTTTCCAAAACATATTATGGAAACTTAAAAGATATTGCTAGAACTTTAATAAAATTTGAAACTAATAATATTTCAGATTTAATTATAAATGGTGATATTACAATGAGTTCAGCTCATTTAATTTTAAAAGAATGTGAATCATCCGAAGTTCCAGTTTCATATAATGTTTTTGTTTATCCTGTATCTCAATCATGGGAAATGGGAATAGGAACTAGATTTGATGAAATATCTACCGATGGTGTAACGTGGAATCATAAATCATCTTCTACAAATTGGTTAGGAGCAGATTCATTATCTTTAGATTCTACTGGTTCATATAATGGTAAAGGAGGTACGTGGTACACATCATCAGTATGTTCACAATCTTTTGATTATGAAACATCTGATTTAGATGTAGATGTAAAACCGATTTTGAATCAATGGCTAAGTGGTTCAATACCTAACAATGGATTTATTATAAAGTTTACATCTAGCTTAGAAAATGATACAAATGATTATGGACAATTAAAGTTTTTTTCAAAAGAAACTAATACAATATATCAACCAAAGTTAAGAATAGGATGGGATGATTCATCATTTACAACTGGTTCTTTAACAGAATTAATTAGTGATGATATTCATGTAACATTCAAAAAATTAAAATCAAAATATAAATTAGGAAGTAAACCAGAAATACGAGTTTTTGGAAGAGAAAAATATCCTTTAAAAACTTATACTAATTTATATTCTTATAATGATATTAAATATCTACCATCTACAACTTATTATCAAATAAGAGATGTAATAACAGATGAGATAATAATTCCATTTAGTGATTATTCGAAAGTTTCGTGTGATTCAAATGGTAATTTTTTCAAGCTGAATTTTAATCAATGGGAAACCAATAGAGAATATTATATTGAAATTAAAGTTGAAAAAGATGGAGAAGTTGAATATTTCTCTGATAAAGATTTAACTTTTTTATTAGAAAAATAAAATGGCATTAGATAACGAATTTATATTATCTGAACTCATAGTAAGTGGGTCATCCGCACTTAAACAATCAAAAGATTCAAGTGGAAATCTTGTGGTAGATACAAGACTTGATACCGATGGAGAAACTTTTGGTTATGTGGAAAGAGCTGTCTATAATGAGGAACAAGTTAAAAAAGCAGTTGATACGGTAATTGACGAGTTAATAGGACCAAAACAAAAAGATTCACCTGCAGTTGTTTTAAAAACAATTTATGAAGACTTAAGAAAAGTATATAATGATGCTCTATCAAGAATAAAAGATTTAGAAAAAGAACTTGCTGATGCCAATCAACAAATAGAAGTTTTAAAAATTGAAAATCAATTACTTTTAGAAAATATTGATTTAGAAAAACTATTAAGAGCAAGTGCGGAAACTGAAAGAGATACAGCAAATGAAAAATATGTTTCTACTGTATTAGATTTTCAGACTGCGTTATCCAAGGGAATTAAAGAAGGAATCGAAAGAGTTTCAATAGAAGCTCAAGTTAATGGACTTCTTGCAGAAAAACAATCGTTTGTGGAATTTACAAAAAACGCACAAACACAACTTACAAATTCAAATAATCAAATTATAAATTTAGGTAATCAATTAAATGCAGCATTTACTCAATTAGCAAAGGCACAGGGTGAAGCAATATCTGCACAAAATCAAGCGGCAGCATCTAACGCACAAACACAAGCAGCCGCAGCAGCCGCTTCGAATAATAAAAAGAAAGGTACTATAATTTGTACTGAAATGTATAATCAGGGATTAATGCCTCAAATAATATTTGATGCAGATACAAAGTTTGGTTATCGTATGTATAAAAATAATAAAGAACTTTTACAGGGTTATTGGATGTGGGCAACACCTGTTGTTGAGTGGATGAAACAAAATCCTAAAGGTTCAAAAATGTTCTACAATATAATAGTAAAACATT